GTAGGCGGCTCTGGAGCGTACAAAAATGCAATCAAGAATGGAACTCATATTCCACATTCAATCAACCCGAGCCTATACGAATGGTTGATGGGGTGGCCAACAGGGTGGACAGACTTAAGTGCGCGGGTAACGGCCAAGTGGCCCTTTGCGCAGCAACAGCATGGAAATTACTCAGTGAAAGAATTTAATGACTAACCTAACAACAATATTCCCCAATGGGTTCGCAGCTGCTACAGAGAGCCAAGACCTGATCAACCCAGAGGAAGGGTTTCGTAAGCACTGTGAGGCATCTGGCCTGCTGATTAAGGAGATTATTGCTGACGGTGAAATCCACCGTGTGGCGCATGTGTCGTCAAAGAAAGGTGCGCTTGATGGTTGGTACATTTTGCACTCCAGCGGCAAGGTTCCTGTGGGCATTGCAGGGTGCTGGAAAGAGCCAGTGTTTGAGAGTAAATGGGTGGCAGATACTGGCAGGCAAATGTCGTTCACTGAGCGCTTTGAGCATGACAAGTGGATCGCTGAAATCAAGGCCAAAAAGGAAGCTGACAGGCTGGCTTCGCAGGCCGTGGCAGCAGAGAGGGCAGAAGATGAGGTTGGGACGTATGCAGATGCGTCTGATGACCATCCATACCTTGTCAGGAAGCACATTGGCGCTCATGGAATCAAGATTGACAGGGCAGGGCGTTTGGTTGTGCCGGTCATTGATCAGGGTGGGGAGATCCTGTCGTACCAAACCATTGATGCAGATGGCAACAAGCGGTTCCTAAAAGGTGGCAAGATCGAAGGTGGGTTCTATGAGTTGCGTGGCAATCGCAAGATTGTGTTCATTGGTGAGGGGTTTGCCACATGTGCATCGATCCATGAGGCGACAGATTACACCGTGCTGGTGGCGTTTGATTGTGGGAACTTGGCCAAGGTAGCCAAGAGCGCCAAAGAAATGTTCCCAGGCTCCAAGATCATCATTGGCGCAGACAATGACCAGTTCACCGAAGGGAACCCTGGTGTAACAAAAGGCCGTGCCGCGGCTGCTTTGGTGTTTGGGGAAATTGTTTACCCATCATTTGGGGACTCAGACATGGTGGACAACAAGCCAACAGACTTCAACGATCTACATTGCCTGCAAGGTCTGGATGCCGTCAAAGAGCAGATCGAGCGCGTGGCAGGCCCAATGCGGGACAAGCTGGCGTTTGAGTTCTCAAGAATTGATAGCCTAGAACTGACCCAAATCAACTGGATTGTTGACGATTACATTGAGAGTGACTCGCTGGCGCAAGTGTTCGGTGACCCTGGTGGTGGTAAATCGTTCGTATCCATTGACCTAGCCTGTTGCGTGGCTACTGGCCGTCCATGGCATGGCCATGAGGTTAAGCAAGGCTCGGTGTTCTACATTGCAGGCGAAGGACATAACGGCTTGGCCAGAAGGTTTAAGGCTTGGCAATTAGGCAATGGCCAGACCCTTGATGGCGCACCGTTGTACAAGAGCCACCGTGCAGCGCAGCTATATGACGCAACAGAGGCAGCAGTGGTGGCAGAGGCCATCAAAGAGTTGTCGCAACAGGCGGGCACAGTCCCAAGCATGATCATCATTGACACCTTGGCCAGAAACCATGGGGGTGACGAAAACAGCACCCAAGACATGAATGCGTTCATTCAGCACCTAGACGTGTATCTGCGCCAACCATGGAAATGTTGCGTTTTAGTGGTTCACCATTCAGGCGTGGCTGACAAGGATAGGTCAAGGGGTAGCACGGCATTGAAGGGTGCGCTGGATGCTGAGTACCGCTGCCAATTGGATGCGGGAACCAAAACCATAGCCTTTGAATCCAAAAAGATGAAAGATGCAGAAATGCCTGCACCCAAAAATTTCCAGATCACACAAGTTGATCTGCCCATCCAAGACAAGCACGGCCTGCCAGTTAAGGGTGCTTATTTGACCGCCGTAGACATCAGCGGCCTGATGGGTAACATCCAAAAGCGGGTGGTTCTGTCCGGCAACCAGCGCATTGCACTGAACAGTTTAGTGGCCATTGAAGTCAAACGGGCAGCAGACGGCATTGAGGGTTTTGCTGCCATGGTTGATTACGACGAATGGCGTGATTCAGCCAAAAGCCATGGTTTGAATGCCAGAAGGTTCAAAGAATCCATTGAAGCATTGGCCAAGAAAAACATGGTTTTGGAGAATTCTGGTGTGTACCGAACTGTACCGAAAAGTACCGAAATCGGTACAGAACGTACAGAGGCTTGATGTACCGAAGCGTGTACCGAAATGTACCGAAACGTACCGAAATGTACCGAAGCAAACCCTCTTTGATGTACCGAAACGTACCGAAAGGGTATATAAACCCTTCGGGTTTCGGTACAAAAAAGGTTTCGGTACACGGCGGCGGGTTTTTGAGTGTTTTTAAGGAGAATTGAGATGGGATCAAAAAAGGTAAAAATGTGGTGCGGAAATCCACCAGATGATCAAATGTGGGTCAAGGTTTGTGACCTTGGAAAGTTTGATGGGATCGGTTGGGAGATGTATTCCAAAGTGCCTGATGCAGATAGCCCGTGGCAAAGTTACAAGCTGGTGGCTAATGGCGTAGTGCCAGGCAAGGCGAACTACAGGCTTGCATGGAACGGTGAAAGGTTTGCGGTGCATAAGGACATCGAGGCACTTGAAGAATTTAGGCCAGCATTGGCCAGAGCAGTTAACAGAGCGCTTGATAAGGCCGTTGCGTGATTGAAGTTGAAATGGACATGAAAATTGTGTCAGTGGCAAACATGAGACTGCATTGGGCAGCCAAAGCAAGGTTGACCAAAAGCCAGCGACAAAAGACCAGAAATGCGCTGGCAGCTGTTGCGCAGTCTTTTGGGGTGGAAGTGTTGCCAGTGACCGTTGTGTTGACTAGGGTGGCTCCAAGGCGCTTGGATGGGGATAACCTTCAGTCTGGGTTTAAGGCAGTGCGTGATGGCGTGGCTGATTGGCTTGGCGTGGACGATGGCAATGGCTTGGTGGATTGGCAGTATGCCCAAAGGTCAGCCGGTGCAAAGGTGTACAAAGTTGAGATCGAAGTGATAACATGATGCCGTGCGCTACTTTGCAGTTGCCGCATGTTTTGGGGGAAAGCGCCACCGGCGTGAGTACCTCGCTTTTTTAGGAGTTTACAAGTGACTGAAAACTTGGTGTCAGAGATGACAGTGCAAAAACGAGGCGTGGGTAGGCCAACAGTCTTTGGCATTGATAACCCATGTTGGCAGACCATCTGTGAACAGATGTCGCTTGGCAAAAGTCTAAGCAGTGTGCTTAGATCCAATGACGGTATGCCCTCATACCATGCCGTCATGTTGATGATTAAGAGTAGCCCTGAGTTTCGGGGAATGTATGAGAAAGCCATTGAGAACCGCGCAGATCGCTTGGCTGAAGAAATCCTAGAGTTGGCTGACGAACAGATGCCAGACGGCTTAGAAGGCCCGTTAGCCAGTGCGTGGGTACAACAAAAGCGTATGCAAGTTGATGCCCGTAAATGGGTGGCCTCTAAACTCAAGCCCAAAGTCTATGGCGATCGCATTGATGTTGCCGTCACAGATAACCGAATTAGCGTCATGGATGCGCTCAAAGAAGCAAAGCAGCGTGTGTTAAGTGACGACAGTAACGTAGTAGATGTTGATGCGAAGGAAGCGTAATGAGGCAAGGTTATGCGCTTTTCGCATAAATTCTTGTGAACTACGCGCACGCGCACACGTTGCGTTTACGCAACGAAAAGAAGGCTCGTAAAGCAGAAAATACGTTTCTACTTTATACAGTGTCCATTATGTTAAGTTGACCCTAAGTTATCCACAGAAAAAAGAATGACAAGGTATTACAGTTTAAGTTATGCACAGGCGATTGTGGACAAGTGTGCATAACTGCCTGTGGACAAGGCAAATTCCCACCCGCTAACCGTGGTGGGGGGGGTAGGGCCGGAGGGAAAGGGCCGCGGGAACGGTAGCCCCGCGAACATTTTTAAATTTTTTTTTAATAAATAAATGCAAACCACAATTTACAAACCCGAAGATGAGCAGGAACTGATGGCCACGCTGTGGACACCGGCGATCGCAGACGACCCCGAAGCCTTCGTGCTGTTTGCCTTCCCTTGGGGTCAGGAGAACACGCCTTTGGCCAACTTCAAAGGCCCGCGCAAGTGGCAGCGCGAAGTCCTACGGGACATTGCAGCGCACGTCAAACGGCAGCAAGGCCGCATAGATTTTGAGACTTTGCGCCAAGCCGTGTCGTCTGGCCGAGGGATCGGCAAATCAGCCCTCGTCAGTTGGCTTACCATTTGGATGCTGTCCACGCGCATTGGCTCGACAACGATCATTTCGGCCAACTCGGAAGCCCAGCTGCGGGCGGTGACATGGGCTGAAATCACGAAGTGGTTGGCCATGAGCATCAACAGCCATTGGTTTGAGGTAAGTGCGACAAAAGTAGCGCCTGCAAACTGGCTGACTGAACTGGTTGAAAAAGACTTGCGCAAGGGAACTCGTTATTGGGCGGTTGAGGGCAGGCTTTGGTCTGCTGAGAATCCTGATTCTTACGCTGGTGTTCACAATCACGATGGTGTGATGGTGATTTTTGATGAGGCCAGCGGTATTGATGACTCGATCTGGGCTGTGACGGCTGGATTCTTTACTGAGAACACCCCTAACCGCCTGTGGTTGGCGTTCTCCAATCCACGGCGTAATACGGGTTACTTTTATGAGTGTTTTAACTCAAAGAGGGACTTTTGGACAAACAAGGTGGTGGATGCCAGAACGGTTGAGGGCACAGATAAACAGGTTTACCAAGGCATCATTGATGAATATGGCCAAGACAGTGCCCAGGCGCACGTTGAGGTTTACGGCATGTTCCCGTCTGAGGGTGATGACCAGTTTATTCCGGCGAATATTGTGGATGAGGCCATGGTGCGGCCTAAGTACAAGGATCAAACCGCGCCAATCATCATTGGAGTTGACCCTGCGCGCTTTGGCGCTGATGCTACGGTGATTGCGATACGTCAAGGGCGCGATATTGTGCGCATTGACCGCCATCGAGGTGATGACACCATGACGGTGGTTGGGCACATTATTGAAGCGATTGAGGAATTTAAGCCAACGCTGGTGGTGATTGACGAAGGTGGGCTTGGTGCTGGTATTGTTGACCGTTTGAAGGAACAAAGGTACAAAATCAAAGGTGTCAACTTTGGCAATAAATCGGCAAATCCGATCATGTATGGCAATAAAAGGGCCGAAATGTGGGGAAAAATGAAGGATTGGTTGAAAAGTGCAAGTATCCCAAAAGATAGGTTCTTGAAAACTGATTTAATTTCGCCTATGATCAAGCCGGATTCAAAAGGCACGATCTTTTTGGAGTCGAAGAAAGACATGAAGGCTAGAGGCTTGGCCTCGCCTGATGCGGCTGATGCAATATGTGTGACTTTTGCTTTTCCTGTTGCACATCGTGAGTACAATGAGAGTACCCAGCGCAGGGCTTATGCTGGCAGCGCTGGGGTTACAACTTCTTGGATGGGGTCTTGAGCATGGCGACAAAGAAAAATGTATCGTTAAGTGTTGGCCGCGGTGAGAAATTGCCAGTGTCTAAGGGTGCGGGCTTGACCGAAAAGGGCCGCGCTAAGTACAACCGCGAAACGGGCAGTAATTTGAAAGCGCCAGCGCCTAATCCGAAGACCAAGGCTGACCAAAATCGCAAGGATTCATTTTGTGCAAGAATGGGCGCAGTTGCGGCCAACGCCAAGGACGGCGAACGCGCTAAAGCGGCTCTTAAACGATGGAAGTGTTAAATCATGGCAACTAAACCTGGCCTTTATGCCAACATTCACGCAAAACAGGCTCGTATCAAAGCAGGCTCTGGCGAGAAAATGAACAAAGTTGGCAGCAAAAACGCGCCAACAGCCAAAGATTTTAAAGAGTCAGCGAAGACGGCAAAGCCTGCCAAGAAGGGGAAATAACATGGCGAATACCAAACCTATTGGCGTTGCGTACGAAGATCAAAACATCATCAACGCGGATATTGTCAAAGCCACCGACATTGCTTGTACTAGCACGATTGGTTATGCGGCCAGTGCTTTTGGCACGGTAACTCAAACCAACAACAAGACCACGGCGGTAACAATCAACACGCCCTCTGGCCAGATTACTACGGCCAATGCGCAGATGGCCCCCGCTGCCAATGCTGTGTTTGTGGTGAATTGCAGCACAGTCAGTACCAAAGATGTGGTGGTCATTAGCGTGGCTTCTGGCGGTACTTTGGGCGCGTATAACGCTTTTATTGCTGCTGTTGCTGATGGCTCATTTACAGTAGAACTTAAAAATGTGACTAATAATGCGTACAGCGAAGCAATTAAGTTGAACTACGCTATTTTCCACACGGAGAGTTAACATGCCACTGGTCAAATCAAAATCACCCGAAGCCTTCCGCAAGAACGTGAAGGCTGAAGTTGCCGCAGGCAAGCCTGTCAAGCAGGCCGTGGCCATTGCTTACTCGGTTAAGCGCGAAGCTGCCAAACCAAAGGCCAAGAAATGAATTTCAAGCCGTTAAAAGATTGTGTTTTGATTGAGCAAGAAATTGAAAAGCAAGGGTTGATTGTTGTGCCGCAGTCCAAACTGGCGCAAGGTTTTGTTCGAGCAGTTGGCCAAGGCAAGCGCACAGAAGACGGCGCTTTGATCCCGATGGACATCCAAGTTGGCGATCATGTGCTGTTTGGTGAGTTTTCAGGACAAAAAGTTAAGCACGAAGGCAAAGAATACCTTATGATGCGTGAACCCGATGTGATTGGAGTCCTTAATGGCTGATCCTACCGGCATCGTAGCCGCAGCAGCAGTTGCTGTTGGCGGTTCGGCCAAAGACAAAAGTAACGCTGACATTCTGGCGACTGCCCGATCACGTCTTGACATGGCAATGTCTGCATTGTCAGAGTCACGCGAGGACGAAATTGACGATTTGCGCTTTTATGCTGGATCGCCTGACAACCAGTGGCAGTGGCCTGCCGATGTGTTGGCTACTCGCGGTGCGGTGCAGGGTCAAACAATCAACGCACGTCCCTGCCTGACAATCAACAAACTGCCACAACACGTTCGTCAAGTGACGAATGACATGCGCCAGAATAGACCAGGCGCGAAGGTAATCCCCGTAGACGACAAAGCTGACCTACAAGTGGCTGAAATATACAACGGCATGATTCGCCACATTGAGTACATTTCTGACGCTGACGTTGCATACGACACGGCTTGCGAGAACCAAGTGGCTTATGGTGAGGGCTATATCAGGTTGTTGACCGAGTATTGTGATGACGACAACTTTAATCAAGACATTAAGATTGGCCGAGTTCGCAATAGCTTTTCGGTTTACATGGATCCAACAATCCAAGACCCAACGGGTGCAGATGCCAAGTATTGCTTTGTGACCGAAGATGTGTCCAGAGAAGACTATGAACGCATGTACCCAGATGCAGCGCCCATTACAACTTTGCAATCTTTGGGTGTAGGCGATCAGTCAATTTCTAATTGGCTCAATGAAGACACGATCCGCATTGCGGATTATTACTACATTGAGTATGACCGTGCTACGCTGAATTTGTACCCTGGCAACACAACCGCATTTGACGGCACACCCGAAGACAAGATGCTTCGTCAAGCCTACGGCAAGCCCAAGCGCACACGCGAGTCTGATCGCCCCCGTGTTCGGTATTGCAAGATCAATGGATACGAAATCCTTGAGCAAAACGAATGGGCTGGCAAGTACATTCCCGTGGTTCGCATTGTTGGCAATGAGTTTGAAGTTGACGGCAGAATCTACATCAGTGGCTTGGTGCGTAACGCTAAAGATGCCCAACGCATGTATAACTATTGGGTTTCACAAGAAGCTGAAATGTTGGCTCTGGCTCCCAAAGCACCGTTTATTGGTTATGGTGGCCAGTTTGAGGGTTATGAGGAAAAATGGAAGACGGCCAATACAAACAACTGGCCTTATCTTGAAGTTAACCCTGATGTAACCGACGGCCAAGGCGCAGTTTTGCCCTTGCCCCAACGCGCACAGCCACCAATGGCTTCGTCTGGTTTGTTGCAAGCTAAAGCTGGCGCATCTGAAGACATCAAGTCCACAACGGGTCAGTACAACGCATCATTGGGTCAAGGCGGTAATGAGCGTTCTGGCAAAGCCATTCTTGCGCGTCAGCGTGAGGGTGATGTTGGCACTTACCATTATGGTGACAACTTGACTCGCGGTGTGCGTCACATTGCCCGCCAACTGGTTGATTTGATCCCCAAAATCTATGACACGCAACGTATTGCCCGAATTATTGGGGAAGACGGCGTGACCAAGATGGCCAAGATTGATCCAGAGCAGCCAATGCCGGTGCGCGAAATCCGCGATCAAGAGGGTATTTTGATTGACAAGATCTATAACCCTGGTGTCGGCAAGTACGACGTTGTGGCGACAACGGGGCCGGGCTACGCTACCAAACGCCAAGAGTCACTTG